GCGGTCGTGCGCGGGGGACAATCTCGTCGACGGGATCACCGAGCACGTCCTGGCGACCCTGGACAGCACCGATCCGGTCGCTTTGCAGGACGAGGATCTTGCAAATCTGCTGCAAGGGCTTGCAAACACCCCTGATTGAGCCCTACCCTGCGTCCCATGGATGTCTACGCTCTCCTGGCCGCGCTCGAGGATGCTCGTGAGACGCGAGGGTCCGGCGTCCCGCTCTCCTGGTCCGAGGTTGCAGAGGAAGTGGGCATCCATCAGGCTGCGTTCAGCCGTCTCAAGCAGGGCAGGCTCCCCGGCCCCCGCTCGCTGAGGGCGTTGATGGACTGGCTGGAGATGGACGCCGTCGAGTTCAAGGTGGGTGGCAACGCCGAACTCCCCATCGGTGGGCGTGACGAGGAGTGGGACGGCGAGGCCGCGACGAACCGCGTGTTCGAGTGGGCCACGAACGAAGGCGGCACGCTCGACCAGGAGAAACTCCGTCAGGCGTTCTTCTTCATCGACACGTCGATGGACCCCAACACCCGACAGGCGTACAAACTTCCCTTCACCGACGTCGGCTCCGGCGGCTTGCACATCGTTCCCCGCGGAATGTCGGCTGTGTCTGGGGGGCACGGTCTGGCGAAGATGCAGGGGGCGACGCAGGCCGAGAAGGAAGCGATCAAGCGGAAGATCTGCGCGATCTACAAGAAGATCGTCGAGAAGTACGAGGACTGGCCTGACTGCCCGTTCAACCCGGACGGCACGCGCCCCGAGCGCAAGGAACGCCGCAACGACAAGGAAGGTGACGGCGTGAACTTCAAGGACTACTCGCCCGAGCAGCGTGACAAGATGGCGAAGAACGGGGAGGCGCTGCCTGACGGGTCGTTCCCGATCCACGACTGCGCTGACCTGAGCAACGCGATCCAGGCCATCGGCCGGGCAAGCGACCCGGCCAAGGCGAAGGCGCACATCAAGAAGCGGCGGAGCGCTCTGAAGTGCGACATCGACCTCCCGGACGGCTGGAGCCTCGAGGAGGAGGAGCCCATCACGGGTGAGGAGGGCAAGACCGCAGGCATCATCGGTGTCGGCAGCCTGTCCAAGTCGGAGGACCCCCGCACTCAGGCGCTGGTGGCCCGTGTGCAGGAACTCCTCCGTGAGGGTGCGGTGGCGGTGTCCATCAAGCACGACCTCCACCCCGACGTGGCCGAGAAGTTGTCTGCGCTGGAGCCCAGCCCGGACGACGACGAGGAGACGATGGCCGCGAAGATGGCGGAGGCGAACGAGATCTATCTCAACGCCGAGATCCGCCCGCGCCACGTCGCGATCGTCGACACGGCGGCGTTCAGCAACGCCCGCCTCACCCTGGACGAGGACGGCTACGGCGTGTCCGGCCCGGTCACGTTCGAGGGCATCTACACCGGCGACGTCCGTACGCTGAAGTACGGCAGCCTCACCTGGGACGACGACCTGCTCCCCATCCCGATCATCTGGGACCCGGACAACAACGACCACGACGGCGTCGTTGTCGGGTTCGTGAAGAGCCTCGAGCGAGTCGACGGTATGGAGACGGCCGTCCGACCCGAGGCCCTCACCGGGGAGGACGTCGAGGCTGTCACCGCCGCTGCTGGCTCGACGTCCCTCCCGGCTGAGTACTTCGCGGACTTCAAGCCGACCCGGATGGTGCCGCTCTCCGTGGGCGACGAGGACGCCAACGGCCTCCGTCGTGTGTACGGCATCGCCGCACCGAAGGGCGTGTGCCACCGAAGCGACATGGGCGCGTGCTTCCAGTACCCCGGCGACGTGGACCCGCAGCACCGGGGCTTCCACACGGGGCAGAACATCACCCTGTCCGACGGCAAGACCATCCGCGTCGGGGCGCTCACCATCGGCGGGAAGCACATCGACGCCAGCCTCGCCCGGCAGGGCGTGGACTTCCGTGAGGTCGGTCGTCACCGCGATGACGCGAACACCATCTTCGCGATGGTCCGGGCCTGGGAGACCCCCTTCGGCCTCGCGGTCAGCGGAGTCGTGATGCCCGGTGTGGACCGCGACACCCTGTTCCGTGCCGCCGCCTCCAGCCCGAGCGTGGAACTGTGGCCCGCTGGGCGTGGCCGTACGCTGGTCGGCGTCCACCTTGTCCCCACTCCCGCGTGGCCGGTCGCGGCCAGCGCGGGTGGCGACGCACAGATCCTCACCGGTCCGGAGCACGTTCACGTCCTGAACCCGGAGGGCGGCTTCTGCGCCGACTGCGGCGAGCACAGTGATCACGACGACGGCTTCACCGCTGTCTTCGAGAGCGACAACGATCGCCTGACCGCCGTCGAGGAGTCCCTCCGGAGGATCGAGGGTGCGCTCGCCCTGCTCGCTTCTGACGCTCTCACGAACGTCCCGCTTCCGGAAGATTTGCCGGGGGAGTAGCGCATAACGTCAAGTGAGGCTACCCTTCGGTCCACTGGCTCTGTGTAGAGCCCTCCTGGCGGTGGCACCGCGTCGTCCCTGATTCACTCCAGACGCGAAAGAAGTCCACCAATGGATCTCCAGCAGGCACTCAGCATCCTGGGTCGGGTTGGCGCGGGAGAGACTCTCTCGCTGTCAGAACTGACACAGGCCCGCGACACCATCGCCCGTCAACTCCACGCCCTCCGCGGTTCCGCGACGCCGGACCTCGACGCGCTGACCACCCTCCGCGACTCCTACTTCGCCGCCGACGCCGCCGTCAAGGCCGTCTCCGAGCAGCAGGAAGCGGCGATCGCAGACGTGGACGCCGCGCTCTCCGACATCCCCGACCCGGACGGCGAGGAGGCCACGAAGCCGGACCCCGAGGACGACACCGAGGGTGACGCCGACGAGACCGACGGCAACGACGACCCCGAGGACGACGCCGAGAAGAAGGATGGCGAGAAGTCGCTCTCCTCCAAGCCCAAGCGAGGCAAGATGCTCTCCGTCCAGGAGGCAGTCGCCCGCCTCGGCCTCACCGGCACCCCCGGCCTGTCGGTCAACGAGCCGGCGAAGGACCTCGCTCTCACCGAGACCCGCGTGATCCTGAACGGCGAGCGGGTCCAGGACCCCTCGATGTTCATGCTGGCCGAGGCGTTCCGTGACTCCTCGGGTCGCAGCCTGAAGACCGGCAAGGAGCGGGTCGCCCGCTTCGAGACCTCGTTCGCCGAGGACCGCACGCTGACCGGCAAGATCAACGCCGACACCCGCATGGTGGACGCGTTCGTCAGCCCGGAGGCCGTGGTCGCGTCGGGTGGCTGCTGCTCGCTGCCGCAGCCGATCTACACGAACCCGGTGCAGGGCAGCACGGCCCGCCCGATCCGGGACGCGCTGCCGACGCTGGGCGCGACGCGTGGCAAGTTCACGTTCTTCAACGCCATCTGCCTCCCGGTGGACGGCTTCGGCGTGTGGACCTGCGAGGACGACGAGCTCGTGGACGAGGCCGACCCCGACACCTGGAAGCAGTGTGCCGAGGTCGACTGCGATGACACCGACGAGGTCGGCGTCGACGCGGTCTACTCCTGCGTCACGGTCGGCAACTACACCGCCCGGTTCGCCCCCGAGCAGTGGCAGGGCTACCTCGCCGCTCTGGCGATCCAGAACGCCCGACGCGGTGAGGTCCTGCTCTTCGAGAAGATGCGGGACCAGGTCCTCTCCACCTACACGGTCGAGGCCCTCGGCTCGGTGTTCGCCAACGCGATCAACGGTGTCGCCACCGCTGCTGCCGCGCTCCGCTCGGACCAGCGCCTCGGCGACGTGCAGTTGGACTGGTTCGTGGGCGAGTCGCTGCTCACGGCGGTCCGGCTCGACCTGATCAACCGTCGGGTCTTCTCCTCGGCGGTCGACGACCCCAACGTGGCGACCAGCCTGATCAACACGGCGCTCGCCAACGAGGGCATCAAGGCGGTCTACTCGCAGGACCTGGACCCCGTGTCCTTCGGCTCCGGCGGCTCGGACCCGCAGTTCCCGCTCACCCTCGGTTCGGTGCTGGCCCCCAACGGGTTCTTCACCTTCCTGGACGGCGGCACGCTGGACCTCGGCACCGAGATCCGGGACCACAACCTCAACCGCCAGAACAAGGTCGCGGCGTTCGCCGAGTCCTACGAGGGTATCCTGGCCCGTGGGTGCAACGCCCTCGGCCTGGACATCCCGGTCGAGATCTGCGACAACGTCGCCTGCCCGTCCTGAATCGCCGGCTCTACTAGGAAGGAGAGGCCCTGATGTCTCAAGGTCTCATGGAGGGCGTCGAGGTCGAGGTTGACACTCGATCCGGTGGCATCCTCGACCGTGCGCTCCCTGTTCCGCAGGGCTGGCGGCAGGGCCTCTCCATCCCGTTCTACGGGTGTGGCGAGCCGGTGCTCGTGGATCGGTGCGTCACGGCCGACGACACAGTCCCTCTGAACAAGCCTGCTGTCGCGGAGTTCCTGCCCTTCGGCATCACGCAGAATGCGGCGTGCAGCAGCCTGTCCAGGCTCGACCAGAAGAAGCACGCGACAGGGCGGCTCGACTCGACAACCGAGTGGGCCGTCGGCCGTCAACTGGCAACGGACGACGTCGGCCTCGGCACCCCGTCCTTCGCAGACGGGACCAGCCTCGGCACCGTCGCGAACGCGGACTTCGTCCTGGCCGTGGGAACGCTGGAGCAGGCTGCGGCCGATGCTGGCTTCGGCACTCAGTGGTGGCTCCATGCTCCGATCAAGGCAGCGGCGTTCCTCTCGAACTCGCGTTCCTTGCTCGGGAAGGTGTCACCGACCGGGGCACCGTGGGTCATCAGCGTCGGCTACCCGGTCCAGGGAACTACCACCGTCCGTCTCTGGGTCACCGGCTCAGTGTGGGCGGGGGTGGACGAGCCTTTCGTCTTCGACGACTTGGACCGTCGTAGCAACACGGACGAGGCTTTCGCCAATCGCAGCGCCATCGTCGCGTTCGATCCCTGCATCAATTTCTACATCGATGTCACTGTCCCGGC